TTTGACCGACGAGGAAGCGGGCGTTTTGTCAGGTTTGGCTAACAATCACGGGTGCGGGTACTGGAAACGGTGTTCGGATCTGGAGCGGGAAGGGCTGATCCAGCGGACATTATTTACCCGCCCAGCGTCTACAGGAAATCAACAGATCGTGAGAGCGATCACCGAAACAGGAAGAAAGGTTGTGGGAAAATGAATCTACGATGGCTTTGTGGGTCAATTTTGTTCAATTTGGTGACGATGCTTTTTGTGGCGTTTGCGGAACCGAGCGGGGTGGCTTTTATTACGGTTGTGATGCTTGGTTGTTCGTTGGTCTTGATGGTGTTGGGGATGCGAAAGTTGGATCCCGACAATAAATACTTTGACTAATGACTTGACAGGGGTTTAGTTTTCTGTCAGACTTCTTATACAAGGAAAGGAGCCAAATGACCAGTTACACCCACCAAGAAGCCGAAAGTCTCAAAGCGGAACTTCGGGAACTTGCCTCGCAAGTTTTGGAGTACAAAGCAACCGCTTACATGGTTGCCAAGGAACAGACCGCTCACCAGCGTCGGACACACCAGCCTGCTGGCGAAAGCAAGAGGTGGTACGCAGGTTCCAAAATTGCTGGCTTAACTTGGACGGAATTTGCTAAAGAGTTTGGTTTGGAGTACGAGATCCACACAGATGTTGGCGATGACCAAGGCAGGTACTACACCAAAAAAGAAGCGGTTGAAATCCGAATGGAATCCTGCGAAGAAGAGTTTGTCCGCTTCATGTTTCACCAGTCCTACGACGATCCTGAAACATTTAAAAAAGTAGTCGCTTTCTTAAAAAAGGAGGAAATTAAATGACCATGACAGAAAAAAATAAAAACACAATCAAGAAAAATCGGCTTGAGATTGAACAGCAACTGCAAGACCTTGAATCTCAGATCGCTTCACTTCGCAGTAAGTTTGAACTTGATGAGTTTGAAACTTATATGGGTCATACAGCAAACAACATGATGGTGAGAGTTATGGAACTAGGTTTACTTATTGCCACTAATCGTGCGCTCATTGTGGGGGCTAAATGAAAATAGTTGAGGGCACACGAGCGATCTACAAAAACAAGACAGGCACAGTGGTCGCTATCGGTCAACACGGGATGGGTTACTGGGATCCCGATACCAACCAAAAAGGCAATGACGGCATGCGACTGGTAGCAATCGCCGATCTCACCGTGATCGTTCCAACAACCTATGAGGAGGGTAAATGAGCAAGATACAGGAAGTCCCCAAGTTCAAAGATGGGGAATGGCATTGGCAGGAAATTATCGGGGGGACATGGGTTTGGGAAAAGTCCCATACCCACCCGATCACGGGGGCGTACACGCCTGAGGAGCATGAGGAAATGCAAGAAATGTTTGATGCTGAATTTGACGAAATGGAGGAATTCGTATGACAACAATTATTGAAAACTGGGAAAAGCGAGTCAAAGAAACATTTGGTGGGGATCTTCCTTCAGTTGTTGAGGTTGAACATTTTGAGAAGAATGCCGACTCAAGTGACTTGATGCGAATGATGGTCAAGACCGTTCATTATGGGGTTCGGGTTCTGTTTCCGATTTCTAAAATTGACCATGTGGTTGTTTCAGCATTTCAGCGTCAAACTGAGTTGGAGGGTTTGGTCATTCCAGCGGATCATGGTGGAATGTCGGATGTTCACTTTGGAGCCAACATGAAATTGATCTTGCCTAACCGAAGCATTTTTGGTGTTACTGCCATCACTTTTGGATGCGACCATGAAATGGATCATCGGCAGAAAGGCAATTGCTACTACGAGTCGCAATGCTCTAAGTGCAGTTATTCGTATGTGGTTGACTCTGGCGACTAAAGCAAACTGAAGTAAAAGTCAAGTGGGGTGATGCTTCGGCTCACCCCATTTTGCTATCCTCGCCATGTGGCTGACATGCGTGAACTAGGAACATCAGGATTTCAACATTCTGGCGGTTCTGTAACAGACGAATTTTTAGCGAATCTTCAAGGTATTCGTGGTATTCGTACATGGCGTGAAATGGCTGATAACGATCCCGTGGTCGGTGCGATGCTGTTTGCTGTTGAACGGCTGATCCTGAATCTGAAATGGAAAGTAGATCCCTTTGTTGAAGAGGGCAAGACCAAAGCATCCAAGAAAGATGAAAAGGTCGCCGAATTTGTTGAGCAATGCTTGTACGACATGGAAAACTCTTGGGATGGAACGGTCGCCGAGATCCTGTCGTTTCTGACTTACGGCTGGTCGTACTCCGAGATCGTCTACAAGAAGCGTGGCGGGATGGACACCAAAGACAAGTCCAAGCGATCCAAATTTAATGACCAAAAAATTGGTTGGAGAAAGATTTCTAACCGAGCGCAAGAAACATTGTTCCAGTGGGACATTGATGAATCTGGCGATGTGAGAGCAATGCAACAATTAGACCCGTCTGGCGGTCGTGGTCTGGTGTCAATTCCCATTGAGAAGGCTCTGCACTTCCGTACAACCTCCGCTAGAAACAATCCTGAAGGACGAAGCCTTTTACGCAATGCGTACCGCCCGTGGCGATTTAAACGCACCATTGAAGAAATTGAAGCGATCGGCATTGAACGAGATCTGGCTGGTCTGCCAGTCGCTTATGTCCCGCCGTCCATGCTTTCGTCCACCGCAACAACAGACGAAGTGTCTGCCCGCAATGCGATCCAAAACATGGTGCGTGGAATCAAACGAAACCAAAACGAAGGCATCCTTTTCCCGCTCGCTTTTGACGAGGGTGGGCGAGAGATGTACAAACTGACTCTTCTGTCCAGTGGTGGCAACCGCCAGTTCAACACTGATGCCATTGTTGCCCGCTATGACCAGCGAATCACAATGACAATTTTGGCTGACTTCATTTTGTTGGGTCACGAAAAAGTCGGTTCGTTCGCTTTGGGTTCGTCAAAGATTGACTTGTTTCTGACTGCGATCGCCCAGATGACCGCTCAGATTTCTGATGTGTTCAACAAGGATGCTGTTCCGAGATTGTTGAAGTTGAACGGTATGGATCCCCAGCGCGCACCCGTGATGCGAGTGGAAGAGTTGCAGTCCACCGATCTAACTGTTCTTGGTGACTTCATCACCAAAATGGCTGGTGCTGGAGCGTTGCAAGTTGATTCTGGTCTGGATGAGTTTGTTCGTGATCTTGCTGGCTTGCCACCAAAGGTTGAAGAAGAGGGTGCTTTACAACAAGGTGCCCAGATGCAACCGAATGCGATGCCCCAACCTCCTGTAGCACCGCAGTCTGCTCCACCCGCTGAAGCGCAACCTGCTCAAGCCCCGCCCGCTCAAGCGTCTGGTAGTGGTTCGGTTGAAGACTACATCATTCAATAAAGCCTCACCTTTAACGCCAAACGAGATCGGGATGGCTGGTGCTGTCTCTCAAATTTCGTCAAGTTTGTCTCGGAGTTTGTTGGGTGTTATTGGTGGTTCGTCGGATGGTGTAACTGCTTTGGGTCGGTTGAGTTCGGTTGATATTTTGGATCAACTTCAGGACTTAACACCAGCAATTATTGGTCCGTTGATAAACGAACTTAACTTGTCTGCCATTGATGCGATTGCTTCTATCCCGCCACAGTTAAGCATCGGAGTCAGTTTCAATACCACTGACCCTCGCGCGCTCGCGTGGGCGACCCAGCGGGCTGGCGAGTTCGTTGTCCAAATCAGTGACGAGGTACGGTCACAGATCAGGGATCTGATCTCTCGTGGATACCGTGACCAAATGACTGTAGATGCCATTGCAAGAGAACTACGGAACATTGTCGGGTTGCATTCTCGTTGGGCTACCGCAGTGGAAAACATGTATGTACGAACACTTGACGGGCTTATCAATTCTGGTGTTGCATTAGGTATGGCGACTACGCAGGCAACCAGTCTTGCGGGGGCGTACCGTGACAAGTTGATCGCTTCACGGGCTAACACGATCGCCAGAACCGAAGTCATTGGGGCTAATAACGCTGGACGCTATTTGGGGTGGCAACAGTTCATGCAACAGTCTGGTTATCCGCCGAACTTGATGCAGAAAGAATGGGTTGTTGGTCCTGACGGTTGGCAGGGGATTAATGTATGCGATCTGTGTCTTGAGTTAGATGGCACGATTGTTGGTGTGAATGATGAGTTTCCTAGTGGTCGGTTGATGCCTCCGTTGCATCCGAATTGTCGTTGTACTGCTTTGCTGATTTTTCCTGAGGATGGTTTGTGATGCCGTACAAGATTGAGCAGAGGGCTGACAAGTTTGTTGTTGTTCGTGAAGACGGCGGGAGAGTTGTTGGTACGCATTCGTCTAGGGCTAAGGCGACGGCTCATGTGCGGGCTTTGTATGCAAATGTTAAGGATGCCATTGAGAAGGCAAAGTTTGCTTCTCGTAGCGAAGCAGGCAAGTACGCCGCTCACATTCGGTGGATGCGAGAGCGGGGTATGGAACCGTTAACGCCTGATGCTTGGCGTAGCCAGAACGCTCAACCAGTTCAACCGACAAGAAGTTCTTATGAAAGTTCGTTAGATGCGATCACAAGTTTTGCTAGTGATGAGTTTCAAAGCAGATTGCGTGATGCCGGTGCTTCTATAAGGGGTAGTAGGTATGACGGTGGCAGATTGGTTCCGTTAGGAGAATATTTAAATATTCAAAACGAAATGTCTGTGGTTAGAGTTCGTAACCCAAATAATCCTGTGAATACAATAATTATTGGTTCTCCTCCTCTGATGGCGGTTGAACGAGAAGTCAATGAACTGGGCGGGTTAGTGCATAATGCGATACTAGAAAAAATGAAACAAGACGGACATATTTTGCCAAACGGTGAATTTAATACTGCCAAACACGAAGCGTTAATGCAAGTTCGTGACGAATCGCAGGCTGTTGTTGATGAGATTAGAGCCAAAGCCAAAGAATTAGGGCTACAACAGTTCACTGGTTATGAAAACGGTGCCCAAACTGAAGAAATGAAAATTGGGTGGCGTGGAGATCCTAAAGATATAGATACTGCGGACCTCCCTCCTCGTCTCAAAAATTTGCACGAAAAATGGGACACACTGCACCAAGAATTTTACGAAATTCCGTGGAGTGAACGAGATGCGAATGTTTCAAAAAGAGAACAGTTAGATGCCGCTAAAGACGAATACGAGAAAGCCGCGCTCGCCGATTTTGAAACTTGGTTTAACGCTAACCACAATCCGTCAGGATCTGGAAGTCACAAAGATCAGTTTTCAAAAATAAGTAATAATCACAACAACAATATGAGAGCGGTCTGGTCTTATCCAAATTATGTGGATCGGTATGCTGAAAGTTTTAGTAAAGTCATGGAAGATCTAAATATTTCTGCCAAGTCACAAATTGGTAAATCTGACCAAATTGATTTAAGTAGAAGTAGGTTGACCAAAGCAGAAAAAGAAAAGTTTGCTAGGGACATTCACACATTTTTTCCTGCTAAAGCAATCAAAATTTTTAGTGATAGATATGGCTTACTGAAAGTAACAAAATCCAAAGGTGGTGGGCATTGGAATGTTAGTGATGTACAAATTTTGACATCTAATTCGGAAGGTACGAACATACATGAATTTATGCATGCTTTAACTTATGCGGATCGTCGGGCTAACTTTGTGGAACAAGCATTTCTTATGCGACGGCAAACAGTTGGTGGGCGTAATAATCAACCTATTAAAGAACGCATTGTTAATGGTTGGGAAAAACCTAAACAAACTTATGACGGAGGAAGAGGTAGACGGTTTGACTCTCTATATATTCGTGACGAGTTTGCGGATGAATATACGGGCAGGCATTATTCGTCTGGTCATACCGAAACTATGAC